ACAAATAGAGTTGGTAAGGACAAAATACTTTGGTTTCTTCTTTGATAAAACTAAAGCAGAGTTCTTACTCAACTCAGTCAAAACAAAAATGTCTGATCTTGAATCTCAGTTTGAGATAGACTTCCCCCCTAAACTAACAGAGGTCAACAGGATCAAGTACCGATTCAAACAAGACGGTGCTGAGATGGCTACGGTAACAAAAGCAAAAGAAAAGTATGCACTCACTACAGTAGACGGTGAAGATCTTGTTTGCTTTGATTACTCAACCTTTAATCCTGGATCTTCAAAGGATAGAATAGATGTTCTTTGGGAAGCAAAATGGAATCCTGTTGATAGAACAAAGACAGCACTAGCTTTCTCTCGTAAAAAGATAGGTGATCCATATGGTAAGTCCGTAGCCTTTATGGACGAGCAATTCTACAATGATAAGAAGGAACACCTTGATCATTACGGATACACTGTATCAGAGGCAAACCTCAACACACTTCCTGAGACAGCACCCACAGGAGCAAAAGCTTTAGCCCAGTGGTTGACACTTGAAGGTAGGCGTTCATCACTAGTGGAGTGGATAGGGCAGTGTAAAGATAACTCAAGGATTCATGGCAGTATTAATAACATAGGAGCATGGACAGGTAGGTGCTCTCATAAAGAACCTAACACTGCTAACATTTCCTCACCTTTTCATGGGTCTGCAAAGACACCTGTTGAAGAAGTAAAGAAACAATTTGACGTGCACCTCAGATCTTGTTGGACAGTTCCATCAGGCTCATGGTTGGTTGGTACTGATGCAGACGGTATCCAACTTAGAGTATTAGCTGACTATCTTTGGAGAAAGTATGATGCTGAACAGTATGCTATAGCTATAATGGAAGGAAAGAAAGAAGACGAAACAGATATTCATAACTTAAATAAGAAAGCTTTAGCCGTACCAAATGGTACAAGAGATATGGCAAAGACTTTTATATATGCTTGGCTGCTTGGAGCAGGGGTTGCTAAAACAGCACAGATACTTAACGTAAGTTCTAAAGAAGCTGTTGATGCACGTTCTAGATTTGAGCAAAGCATTGATGGTTTGTCAGACTTAAAGAACATCTACGTTCCTAAAGTTGCTGATGAAGGTTGGTTCAAGGGTTATGATGGACGTAAAGTTCCAGTACCCAATGCACACAAAACATTAGCAGGTATCTTACAGAACGGTGAGTCCTGTCTGATGAAACACAGCTTACTCAAGTGGCATGATAAAGCTAGGAAAGAAGGTCTTAGGTTTAAGATGGTTGGCTTTATACATGACGAGTACCAAGTAGAGGTAATAGGAACTAAAGAAGAAGCAGAACTACTTGGTAAGATACAAGCAGACTGTATGTTAGAGACAGGGGTAGAACTAGGATTTAAGATACCAACTCCAGGCTCATATGACGTAGGAAAAAATTGGGCTGAAACCCATTGACATACATTGTAATTAGTAATAAGTAAATTAACACAAAGTAAAGGAGGCTGTAATGGCTACAAGAGATATTATAATTGAAGGGACTTTGGATTGGGCTAAACTGTTTGAACAGAACAGAGATCGAGCACAGTTCCATGAGGAAACTGACGGTGCATATAAGATAACCGTTACAATGAACGATGCAAACCTTAAGATACTTAAAGATGCAGGGAGTGCAAAAGAAAGTAAGAAGGTAGACGGTGGAAATCAGATCACATTCTCACGCCCACACAAAGGACGTGAAGATTGGATGGGTGGTCCTCCTATCGTTGCAGACATTTCTGGTAAACCTTGGAGTCTTGAAGGTAATGGACTCATAGGTAACGGAAGTAAAGGCAGAGTTAAGTTAGCTGTCTTTGACTCTAAACCTCGTAATGGTACACGACTACAAGGTGTACAGATTACGGAGCATGTGGTCTACGAATCAGAAGGTAATTCCTCCCAATCATCTTCTATGTTTGAAGACCTCTCAGGGGGTCAAGCCTCAACTAAATCACCTCCCAAAGAAGTTGAAGCTGACTCCATACCATTCTAGGTTTCTCCCTTTCTTAATACCTAGAATAACAGTAGCCCCACCTTTCCTCCTATTCCTTGGGTGGGGCTATTCATAAGGAAAACAAATGTCCTATAAAATAGAAATACTATCAGACATGTCTAATGAAGAGTATCACTCAAGGGGTGGTATATCTTCTAGTGCTGTAAAGTCTGTATATAAAAAGTCATTGGCACATTGGAAGGGTGAGAAACGTAACTCAAACAACCCTGCTTTTGCTATGGGTAGTGCTGTCCATGCTAACCTACTAGAGAGAGAACGTAACCTAGTAGTCAAAGGTCCTAAGACTAAATCAAGTCTTGCGTTCAAAGAGATGAAAGAGAACCTTGGTGAAGATCAGATCTTACTTACTGAGGTAGAGTTTAACGTAGCCAACTGTATAACGAGGGGTGCTCTAAACAATCCTATTTGTTCGTCCTACTTAAATCATCCTGATAGATTAAACGAGATAAGTATTTTTGTGGAAGATCCTATCTCAGGTTTAACTTTGAAAACTCGCCCAGACTTATTGATTGAAGCAGAGCATACAGTCTTTGATGTAAAGACAACACAGGATGCTAGTCCAAAAGGTTTTATGAAAGAGTGTCTCAAGTATGGATACTTGTTGCAGGGTGCTCACTATGTATACACATGTAAGTTAGCAGGTTATGAAGTAGATAAATTTTCTTTTATTGCTTGTGAAAAATCTGCTCCATACCTCTCACATATACATGAGATGGGACAAGATGTTATGCATTGGGGTATGAAAAAACTACACAAAACTTTAGCTACTATTGCAAAGGCAGAGAAAGAATCTGATTACAGCACAGGTTGGGGTGACTACACAGTGATACAAAAACCTGAGTGGTTGTAGTGAACAGAAAAAGATTTAGAACATCAGCCCTCAAAGCAGGATACCGTTCTGGATTTGAGGATGATCTTGCTAAAGAATTAAAAAAGAAAAAAGTTAAGTTCACTTACGAGAAAGAAAAGATAAAGTGGATTGACATAAAGACTAGGACTTACACTCCTGACTTTGTGTTGGACAACGGAATAATCATTGAAGCTAAAGGACGATTTGTAGCACCCGACAGGCGTAAGCACAAAGAGATAGCTAGACAATTCCCTGAACTAGATATTCGTTTTGTTTTTCAGAACAGTAGAGCCAAACTTTATAAAGGAGCTAAGTCCTCCTATGGAGATTGGTGTAATAGGTATGGTTTCAAGTTTGCAGATAAAGACATTCCTGATGAATGGATTAAAGAATAATTCTTGACCGTATTAAAAATTTAATTATAACTTGGAGTTTCATCTTTGTTGTTTGAAGTAACAATGCTAGTTAAGCTAGACCCTGATGCTAACTTCATAGCTTCAGATATCAGTGGTGCAACGATAGGTTTAAAAGAAGTCATAGAGGATACTATCTATGATATAGATGATATGGAAATAGAAGAGATAGAAGTAAAGGAGAAGTAATGTTAACAGGAAAAGATCTAGAGGATATGGGGTACTTTGAAGCCTTTCAAACATTAGAACCAGTTAAGCTAGAAGATTATGCTGAGTGGGTAGAAAATAAAATGATTACCTCTGGTGATAAAAGATTCCTAGAAAATACAATGGGTTTGATAGGAGAAACAGGAGAGTTCTTTGAAAAGTTAAAGAAGCACAAAAGAGATGATACACCTTTAGATAAGCATAGTGTTACACTAGAGGCAGGGGATATGTTCTTTTACTTCATAGCTATCCTGAATCTTTTAGGAATAAACCTTGATGATGTAGTAAAAGAGAATATGAAGAAGCTAGATAGCAGAGAAAAACGTGGTAAAATAAAAGGATCAGGAGACTACAGATGAATATACCCAACACAGAAATAGAGTACGGACCAACGCAGCCAATCTCAGAAGAGATACACTCAATGAAGTATCGAAGCAAAGGCGAATCATTTAAAGAAGCAATGACTCGTGTAGCTGAAGCATTAAAGGATGATGAAGAACATTTCTCAAAGTTCAGAGACATACTATACAACCAACGATTTCTCCCGGCAGGTAGGGTGCAGTCTGCTATGGGAGCACCAAGACGTGTGACTCCTTATAACTGCTTTGTCTCTGTTACTATTGAAGATAGTATGGATGGTATCATGGAAGCTGCAAGACGTGCAGCAGAAACAATGCGACTAGGTGGTGGTATCGGATACGACTTCTCTACTCTGCGTCCTCGTGGTGCATTGATACGTTCTTTGGATAGTAGGTCAAGTGGCCCTCTGTCTTTCATGGGAATCTTTGATGCTATCTGTGATACTATATCATCTGCAGGTCACAGACGTGGAGCACAGATGGGAGTGCTACGTGTAGATCACCCTGACATTGAAGAGTTTATTACAGCAAAGAACAATAGTGATAGGCTTACCCAGTTCAATATCTCTGTTGGTGTGACTGATAAATTTATGCAAGCAGTTAAAGAAGACAAAGACTTTGATCTAGTGTTTGAGGATAGAGTTTACAAAACTGTAAGTGCTACTGCACTATGGGATCAGATCTTACGCAGCACATGGGATTGGGCAGAGCCTGGAATCCTCTTCATTGATCGTATCAATAAGAAGAATAATTTACAGTACTGTGAAACTATCGCAGCTACGAATCCTTGTGGTGAGCAACCTCTTCCTCCTAACGGTGCATGTCTTTTAGGTTCTTTTAACCTGACAAAGTATATCGTTAACATTGATGGTAAGTTTGTTTTTAATAGGGATCAACTACGAAATGATATACCACATGTTGTCAGAGCAATGGACAACGTAGTAGACAGAGCAGTGTACCCTCTTAAAGAACAGGAAGAGGAAGCTAAAAGTAAAAGACGTATGGGTTTAGGTGTAACAGGCGTGGCTAATTGCATAGAAGCATTAGGGTTTGAGTATGGTAGTGAACGTTTCCTACAAGCCCTAGAAGAAATCATGGGAGTAATTAGGGATGTTGCATACACAACTTCTGTTGAGTTGGCTATTGAGAAAGAACCCTTTCCTTTATTTACTGAAGCTTACCTTGAGTCTGGTTTTTCTAGGTCTTTGCCTCCTCACATATTTGATCTCATTAGGGAGCATGGTATTCGTAACTCTCATCTTCTTTCTGTTGCACCAACAGGAACTATCAGCCTCTCAGCAGACAACATCTCTTCAGGTATTGAGCCAGTCTTCTCCCATTACTACGACAGAACTATCCAAACCTTTGATGGACCTAAGGTTGAACGAGTAGAAGACTACGGATTCAGAGTGTTTGGAGTTAAAGGTAAGACAGCAGATGAATTGTCTGTGTTTGATCACGTAAAAGTATTGAATGCTGCATCTCGATTTGTTGACTCAGCTTGTTCTAAGACATGTAACACAGGTGAAGAAGTTACATGGGAAGAGTTTAAACAAGTCTACATGGATGCTTATGATGGCGGTGCTTCTGGTTGCACAACATTCAGGGCAGCAGGTAAACGTTATGGTATTCTCAATGCTTCTGCTTCTGAGGAACTAGTTCAAGAAGATGACATTGAAGAGACTCAGGACTTTGTAGACGAGGGTGGTGCTTGTTACTACGATGTTGCTACAGGACTACGTAAGTGTGAATGAGTATACCTCATGTTCGTAGAAGGATTGCTCCTAGATTTGGGAGCACTCCATCTCCTTGCATTAAAGTTTGTGAGATAGATGACGATGGTTTCTGTGTGGGATGTAAAAGAACTGTTGACGAGATACGGAATTGGATGTTAATGTCCGACTACGAGCAACAACTTCTTTTATGCGAACTAAAAAGGAGGCATAATGAAAAGAACTAACAGGCCGTTTAGCAAGACTTGGTATAATATCTTTGATGAAAAAGCTAAAGAAGCTTTAGTAGAACATCTCAAGAACAAAGGACACCAAGTTGTCTCAACCGTAG